CTCGAAATCACTGGCACGCAAACATAACGGACGTCCTGCTCTTCTGGAAATAGCATTCAGATCATCCGCGATGGATGCGACGAGATCTATCGATCCCGATAAAACCGGATGCTGGGAGTCGCCACCCCACAGCCCGGACAGAGCGCGAAGTTCACTTGCAACCACGCACCCATTATAATAATTCACACGACAAAACTCAAACCAGCTACCATGCTGACTCGAGAAATGTTGTTTCTCTGCCTTACCCACTGAGCCCATTGCATCTAAGACACTCTGGACTAGCGGGCCGGCCAGGGGATGATCGTACACTTCAACACTATCATCACCCTGATGTTGCCCCGCCATCGTTCTACAACTCAGCATTTGGCATACTGCTCGTCGAACAACCCTTGCGAGGCAAGTGTTTGTCACGCAATGAAACAACATCGTGTGGCGCCAGCCGGTCATCAATCCATACTTCCATACGAACTTCTCACCATCATGGATGACCCCCATGTCCCGCACACATTTAATGTTGGACTCAAAGGCTTCCGCGACATCGAATGCTCCACTCAACCTCGCACGCGCAGCAGCTGCATCATAGAAGGCGACGATCTCTTCCTCGATTCGATACCTAATATTGAAATTCCAATAGTCTCTACACGAGGTGTAGCCTATCTCACTGCTCGCTGCGATGTGATTCATTCTTCGCTGGCGTGTTTGCTCAGAGCACATTAGAGGCACCTCAGGGATTGAGGCAAGGAATGAGTCCTCACCCAGTGCTGATAGCCTCGCACTATTCGCGTAAAGAGGTGTGGTGCCGGGCACCAAATTCCTCATCTTTGCGACCTCTAGCTTAGGGGCGACAGCAGACCAACTATGGAGATTGCTCTCGCGACACATGAAGCGTTCCTCCTCTTCAGTCATGTACGCGAAAGCAATCTTCTTAGTCATATCCGCTAAATCGACTTCTTGTGCAGAAAGGGGAACATCTTTCTTCGGGATGGACCCTTGGGGCACAGTCGTTAGCGCAGTCGTGCTGGCAGCTCTCAAGCCATGTGTTCTGTATTTGGGGTTGTTCACGATGTGGTCACAAAACTTTTCTCCCATATCTCTCATCTCCTGCGTGACAGCATCCTCCAATTCCTTCGTTCGACCAAAGAAGATGTTCTTGACCCTCAAATCGTCATAATTCAAGCGCGTTTGCACATCCTCTTTGTCTAAGAAGGCTGGGTGATCATATCTGCCAAGCAAGTGATCTAGGTATTGGAAGGAAGCAGCATCCTTGTAAACACAAGTAGCCGATCCAGTATTTTGACGCAGCGCCAACTTGAGGGGCTTAAACCTCACGGCTGCGCATTTATGACAACATGCGAGAAATCGTGTCTTCGACAAGTCCTCGAAAATATTCAACGATCCGAGGCAGCAAAGGTTTCCCGCCACTGACGCAAACGTGAACCAGCCGAGGTATGATGCATCTAGCAAAAGATTTGCAACACAACGGAGGTCTGATCGACCAGCAAGCCAATCAATCAGGAACTCTTTTCTCAACTTAGCACGCAAATGCAAAGTGGTGGACCATCGCGGCATTAAAGCACACATTAACTCCATGTCAACCCGAGTTTTACGGGAGGGGGTAAGGAGATGGCACATTAACGTGTCCCTCCTATTATCCTCCGAACTTAACCAAAAAAGACGATCAGTCACCTGCCTCAAACTGAGGCCACCTATGGCTCTGATCAACGAGGAGGATCCTGCTCCATCGACAACATCTGAAACAGGATCTCCTTCCTCAACTTCATACTTCCCGCCTTCTTGTTCCCCATCTTCCAGGAGCCCAAGAGCTTTCCTGGCTGCATCCATAGTCCCGTACTTAGCCACCAACTCGTCGAGAGAGAGTGGAGTTAAAGTAGCTAAGGGTGGCAGGTTGATGGTCTGGTCATAATCAACAGCCACGCCCAGAGCATCTAGCTTAGTGCGAAGCTTGCTCACGACGCGGGTGATCCACTCAACATGTGATTCCTGAAGCGCTAAATTCGCCTCAGAGTGATTGATGTGCACTACCGCGCCCAGGGGGCTACGGTCCATACAACACTTTTGTGAATCACGAACAGTTGAGTACATCACCTCGCGCGGGCACGGGATGAGTGCAGGGAAGGTGGGGCAGTGACCGATCAAATCAATGAAATAAGTTGTCACTGCGCGGGGAAAAAGGTGAGAGCGTGACTTAGCTGCAAAATCGATCAACGTCTTCGAAAAACGCGCGAAATCACTACAAAAAATCGTCTTAGCCTCACCAATCAATGATGAAATTGAGATTCCGCAGGCGGTGTAACTCGAGTAATCAGGGATGAATAAATCAACCCGCTTACCAGAGCGGCCTGCCCGCGGGCCGGCAGGCCACTTTAGAAACCCCCCGGCGGCAACCCGAGCCGACGTGCTAAATCAGCGCGATCTCCTGGAGCCAAGTCTGCTATAAGGAGGTCGAGCAATTGAGCCCGCATCTGAGGATCATCACGTGCGGTGGCGAGGACAGGTGCAGCTGTGTTCTCAACAGAAGCTGCGCCTCGATCACCGGCAATAACGATGTTCTGAGCTGGAGTTAAGCCAGGGGGAGGAATGTGAGCAGTAGCTGTGCTATGCCCAGGCATTATAACTAAAGGGTTCGCATTGGCGGCTGCTTGTACCGCATCTGCTTTGGAAGCAGCAACTGCTTCCGAGTTTAAATCTTCTATGAGTCTAACCGCAGCCGCGGAATAGATCATCACACCACGAGCCTCAGCACGGTACGTATTCGCAAAACGTGTCGTGCGGCCTCGAGTCAACGGCGTGTCGTTGATTATAAATTGGGTGCGACCTCGCGGCCACACCGCTGGCTGCGCAACCCACCTATCCGATCGATCGGTGAGCTCGTGCCACAAGTCCGGCTCATCCCAGTCCACCCCTTGATTGCGTACATCAGCATTTGCTGGTAACGCGCGGGGCCACTTAATGTGGCGAATTTCTTCTTGGAATGGAAAGCTTGTACGCATCTCCAAAAACGGGACATCTCGCGTCCCCGCAGCATGAAGAGTGGCAGGGACGATGACGGTCATATCAACTGGAGCGCCCTTAGGAGCCCAAGCCACGACCGCAAAATGCGGCCCAACTGTGGACACCATCCGGAACATCATCGCATCAATACGAGCATCACTACGATAGGAGACAAATGGGTAGTCTAAGCCATCTAAGTGCCTAACGTTACCATTCCACGCTAGCCGCTCGATCCAGACACCAACTGAATTAGAGGGCATATACGTGGGATAACTGACACCTATGGCTTGAGCTAACGCAAGCCATCCGATCACATGAGGGCGGACGAAACGATAATGATAGCAAAAATCCTCATCGTTCATCAGCCCTTGTCGCAAGGGAACGGCATGCATAGAAGCCCCATAAGTGAGCTTCGCGTACAATAGTCTGAATGCAGTGGGATCGCCAAATCGAAGGGCACGCATAGCAAGCAGCGTCCCACCGATAGAAGAAGGCGTGTCTCCCACCAGATTCTGAGTGGATCGAAGCGTCAAGTAACGTTGAACTGGCTCAGGCAAGCCCATTTCAACCAGCTCAGTGTTACCTTGAATACGCTTCTCAGCCAGATTAATAACATAGGTCGAAGCCTCTGTTGCTGCCCTTGCAACAATCAGGGCTTCGGCTAAATGTTGGCGATGCATCAAATCTGTAAGATAAGCTGAAGACGTGGGGACGTGGACATAACTCGCGAAAGGAATGAACATTATAGCCCAAAGCCCACCACACGCGCTGAGATTCAACGTCGCCTTGATACCACCGAGGTAAATCAAGGTCTCATCTAACACAGCACGATTGGGGACCACTCCTAAGTTAAGTCGCGCCCGAAATTGCGCTTCAGCCTCCTCACTCCTAGCTCGTGAAACCGAGTTCCACCACAAAGAAGCAAGGGCTTGCCAAAAAGTACCGACGCGTGCCA